AGTAATACCGAATCCAACTGTTGCTGCAGTAACTGCTGCTGCTGGAACTGTAAGTATTTGGTCTGCGATACCATCAATAGTACATACTTTTAAATTCTCAGCCCAAGTACCTGGATTCTTAGCACCGTAGAAGAAAGTAGAACCATCTGCATAATTTTCAACGTAATCTTCGTATCCTTTTACCTTAACAGATGCAGCTGCTACCTGAACACCAGCATTGGCATTCTTAAGATCGTCGTCATCTGTCCTTACTACTTTAAGAACACCACCATATGAAAGATAAGATGATGCACTCATCCAATACTCATATTGTGCGTCTGTGTTTTGTGGTTCTCCAAAAACATTTAATAGATCTTGCTCTGTTGCAATATCAACAGGATCGTCGATTGGACCTTGTAAGAATGGACCTGCTATTGCACCAATGTTATCTAAAACATTTTCAGCCCTTCCTACAGTTAAATCAACCTCCCTTATCAGTACTCCAGGAGATAATTGGGGAGTAGCCATGTTTTCTTTCTCCGAATTTATCAATTAATCTTCAAATATTTATTAAAACCTATATTTACGAGAGGGTTAAAATGCTATGAACGGTGCATGAACACTATGACAGATATTCCCACATATATGATTTATCACCATATTCATCTGCTTTAAACCAACTATCCCCTTCTGCATCAACAAAAGAATCTTCTCCCATCCCATCATCCATAAACCCAAATGGAGCCATGTCTTGTTCAATTGCATTTCTTTGTTCTTCATATAACCTTTTTCTTACATCTTGATCAGTGAGTTCTTTAAAATAATCAGTTTGAACTAACCATGCATATATTACAAGACACATAGCAAGGTCATCATGACATCCCTCTTCTGCTTCAAATGAATTACTTTTCTGAATAAACGTTGTCAGTTCACTCATAATATCATAATCACATGAAAGAAGTTTATCTGACTCTATTAATGTCTTTAAGTTAAGAGAACCTACCTTCTTCACTGTCTTAGACATCTTAACTCCAAGTTGTGTCTTTTTACCAGAGAATCCTTGACCAACAACTTGTCCTGCCCTACCTCTCATTGAACACATAAGAAGGTTTTTATATTCCATATCATAATTTAATATAGATGCTACTTGATCTCCTATATCATTTACTTCGCATAATATAAATGCATCATTATAACTCTTTCCTACTTCCTCAATAATACTTGGAAAAAGCATTGGTTTAATTTCATTATTTTTATACTTTGCTACTACTGAATGAGGAAATTCCGAAATATCAATTACAACAAAGGCTGAGTAGTCTTTATTTACTCCTCTTGCAACGTCAACAGTTATAACATAATCATGTCCTTTTTGCGGATCAACGTACACATCCAATCCAGCATTTGTTTTTTCAGGAGTTTGATATACCATACTCCTTAATTTACTTGGAGCAATAAGAGTATCAACAGATCCTAAGAATTCACACTCAAACTCAACTTTGAACTGTTGTTCTGATGTGTTGGCAATAGTTTGTTCTTTCCATACCTCATCTCTACCAGGAACTTGACTCCAATGAACATCTGTTGGTACATATTCATTCTTTGCTTTTTCTGCATCGTGCCACATACGGTAGAAGTGATTCATACCATGTGGTGTAGAAACTATAATTACTTTTGTATTTTGACCAGAAGTAATAGTAGGATAAACAGAAGCAAAGAAAGAATCAGCGATGTGATTGGGAACAAAAGCAAACTCATCCAAGAAGAGGATGTTGAAAGACATACCCCTAACAGCACTAGCAGAAGTGGAAGCCGCCAAGATTTTACTACCATTTTCTAACTCCAGTGAACCTCTATTCCATGACAAAACACCTTGCTGCATCCACTTAGGAACATTCTCATATGCAGTTTGTAGTCTACCAAGAAGTTACCTTGCAGTTGCTGCTTTGTTAGCAAGAATACCAATATTTACACTATCATTAAAAAGAAGATAATGTAAAAGATATGATATAACAGTTGTAGACTTACCTGTCTGACGAGGCATCTTACAAATATTAAATCTATTTTCGTGGAAATTATTAATTAATTCTTGTTGAAAATCATATGGTTCAAAAGGCATCAAACCATGATCAAGAGTAACGATCTTTACATGCTTTTGAGCAAAATAAACAGGATCATTCTTACATGCCATAAACTCAAGGATTTGTTCCTGAGTAAATTCTATTGGGGTATTTGCCCGTTTTAGATTCGGGTTACCTAAGTAAATGTCATGTTCTGCCATAATAATAAAATATTAATTACCTATTCGTATAGATTAAAGGATCTCCAGTTTCATGATCGGTCACATCATAACTAAAAACTTTTGCATTAGGATAAACCTTATTTAATTCAACTTGAATATCTCTTCTTGATGGAATTTTTATTTGAGGGAAAAACATCTTAATCATATATCTCTTTCCTCTCCAACCAAAAATAATACGCATAACAACCCCAACCTTCCTATTAAGGATTGTCTTTGATGCTTCTGAAATAAATTGTTTAAGGTCTTTCATATTTTTATTTATGTTATAACAGCTGAGTATACAACCTTAAAAACAGTAGTACTTGCTGTACCAGGATAACCAAGCAATCTTATTTTACCTGAATTAATATCAGCAGAAAATGTTGCCACACCTGTAGGTTGATTTAAAGTTCCATATTCTGTCATATAAGCAGTAGTTCCATCATGAATTAAATTGATAGAAGTTGAATTATAATTTGTCCCCTGAACCACTTGTATTTGATAATTAGCAGATCTATAAATTGATGATGCAATCGATACTAATGTAGATATACCAGTACTAGTTGTAGTTGATATTGAAGAATCAACAAGACCTGCAGTTAATTCAAGTGTTTGTTTTGTTACTGGTGGTACTCCGACAATATATGGCATTTTAATTAGCGGTTTCTAGGATACTAACAATAATTTTTAATGTATCATTTTTTTGAGAAGAAATTCTAAGAGAATCACTTGTCTCCAATACTAATTTACCAGACATAGGAACAAAGGCTTCTGCAATAGGTACGTTCGCACCTTTAATTATTTCAGTTTCAGTACCAGACCTTTTATGTTTCATTGTCACTGAGGAATCAGTAGTTCCAAAGTTTGCTATATGTGCATACAAAACAATAGCAGTATAACCAGTAGGTGCAGTGTAAATAGTCTGCTCTGCTGTGGTTATCTGAAAAGTAACTGTTTGAAACTTATTAAGTGCTAGCTGAGCCATATTAACTTAATGCCAATATAAATGGTGTCATTTCAGTAAAGAGACTTTTACTAAAAGCTCTTCCACTAATTGTACCTGTGTTTTGGTTGATTTGCAAATCATTACCGATTCTAAAATTACCTGCTTGGTCTGTACTTGTATAGATTACCACACCCCCATCGGATGTAATAACTTCATTTTCCTGAACGGTAACCCCACCACGTTTAGGTGTAGCAGATGTAATATTGTTACCTGCCCCAACATACTCAAAAGTATGTGAACTAGCAATAATTTTACTTTGTTGGAAAAAGTATACTGTAGATCCTACACCAACTGTATTCAATAAATTAGTATCGATAGTTAGAGTGGATATTCCAGACACCACTGGGGTTGAACTATTTATTGTGTAATAAATAGACGACATATTGGCAGTTGCAGACGCACCAGATCCACCTCCTCCACTAATAGTTACACTTGGTGTTGACGTGTATTGATTACCACTACTAATAATACTAATAGAAGAAATAGATTCACCTTCTAAAGTTGCAAATGCAGTAGCAGTTTCTCCAGTTGGGGAAGATGCTACAGTCACCTCTGGAGTTGATGTATATCCTGTGCCACCAGATCCAACAGTAATGCTCTGTACCGTTTTATATAAAGTATCAAAATAAGCTACCTGACCATCATAAGGTCTATCTATATCAACTTTTGCAGTTCCACCAGAAACATAAGTATGAGTAAGAGTAGATATTCCAACATTAACTACAAATTTTCTAGCAGTTGGAGTTTCATCTACTTCAAAAATATAAGGATTTTTATATGGATATGTTTTAGACCCATATATGCAAGTTAAACCAATACCCGCAAGAGTAACACCCATTCCAACTGAGAAATTATGATCTGCAGTTGTTGTTACAGTAGCCACACCTGTTTGATAAGTATATTGAAAATTAGATATATTTAAAGTAGGAGTACTTAAATTAACAGTAACATTATCTTGTGATACAGCAGCTTCAGAACTAACAGTACCAGTATACTGTAAAGAACCAGTTCCACGAGAAACTAATCCCTTTGTTCCAAAACTACAATTACTGTTTGCAAGATCTGCCTGTCCACCAGCATCACATGAAATTGCTTCATCACAACATATTGTGAATACAGAAACTAATTGAGCAAATCCACTATTAGTAACAGCAACACCAACTCCACCTTGATTATATTGAGTGAATGAGTCAACGTTCATTGCTTTCAATGATCTTGCTTGTTTTCCATCAATACGAATACCAACTCCTGTAGTTGTGTCACTTGTACAGTTCTGAACATATGGTCCTTTCCACTTACCACCACCTACGTTTTCTGCAATTTCAGTAGTAGGGAATCCAACAGCAGCTGCAGGTGCAGTATGACCACTAAATGTCATACTTGCCAACTTACATCCTTTTCTTACATGGAATAAATCTTTATTTGTTGTATTAGGAAGTACTTTTACTGATCTTTGATCATCACCTACAATAGCAACAAATGCAGGGACTTCTATTGGGTTTTGTTCAACATAATTACCTGAAAGAACTTTAATTGTTGATCCAGATTCAGCAATACCAACAGCAGCTTTAATAGTTAAAAATGCATTGTCAATAGATGTTCCATTATTTGTATCTACACCATCTTTAGCAACATAATAGACATTGGGTGCAGAGTTAATACCCGTTGCTGTAGCATCAATACTTACATTATCACCAACAGTAACTGCTTCATTAGTGATAGTAACAATACCAACACTAACCTCTTCTGCATCACCATCAAT